CTCCAACATTATCTGCCGAGAAAGCAGTAAGTGGTTCATATGATACCAGTGCAGCCCCATACAAAAAGGGGGTGGCGTTTATAACGAATTTAAGCTTCAAATTACAATTCAGAAGGAAATAATTATCCAGTTTCCTCCGAATTTGCACTGTATTAAAATATAACGCCCACGGTCTAAATGACGTAGAGCCTGGAGAACCCTGCGTCATCGTATATGTACTGATTAAAACCGGCCGAGATAAAAATTTATCAATATCGTAATCTGACACGTATTGCTGATCAAATGTATCATCATCTATTGGTGTAAACGTGTTAGCTGAATGTTGCTCTTCCCCGGCAAAGGTAGTCGTCAGTTTGATCTCATTTTCAGGGGATGAGTTCATCGAAACCCCATGGTTGTCTACAGATTGTAGATCTATTTTTTCATTTTGTTGTGCGAGTGCACTTATAAGATTACGCATTACACTCATATTATACGCAAAATTAAACACTTTTTTGGCCACTAACCGAAACCATCTCTAAATAGAAATTTTGGGGAACGCCCAGGTAAGTGTATGTTATAGTCCACGCTTATGTTTCGAGTAAGTGTTTTAAATTTAAAAACATACAGTAACTACATATAACATGTAACATTTGGCTTAAGGACCTAGTTACATAGCCCTCTCAACGCCAATGAGATGCCGTGAATTATAGAGAAAAGCTGACCTAAGCTCCTCCCATGTTGGTAATTGAAGACTACATTGTATAAGTTCTCCTTCTTCTGTAACAATATTATCAATCAGGTAATTGTGCAGTCCAGATTCCTCAATTATCCTATTCAATATTTCACGTCTCTCATTGAAAACCTCCCTGCCATAAAAGAAATATTCTCTTATAGCGCTGTGAATGGCACTTATAGATTGCGCCTCACTACTGACACTTTTTGATTTAACTTGAACAGTAAGCATTTTATTTAAACTGCTATGTTCAAGAGGTGCTAAATATACTTTAAGATCTTCATCATACCTAAAAGTTCTTTTGAGAAAAGAAACTTCCGATATGTTAATATATGGGACAGAAATTGCTTCCTTATCCGCCATCGTATATTTAATACCATAACCTTCTAAACATTTCTGAATGGATGTGTGGTTAAACCAATCACATCCATCTCTAACGTTCATAAAGTTATCATCTCCATAGGTCATAAGAATAACATCTCTCTTGAAGTGCTCAGGTTTGAACCCTTCAGGATTAAGCTTTGCATAAACAAAGCGCATATATAACGCATTAACTATTGAATTAACAACAACAGTAAGCGGATGACCAGATGGATTGGAACCAAAAAATTGTATTATGTCACCATTGAAATTTTGATAATTATAAGTTGTATCAATTGCAATACCATCTATTATTTGTAAATGAGCTTCTC